GTTCTCCAAGACCGCCGTCGACAAGTTGCTGAAGGCCTACGCGCAGGTGCCTGGCCAGAAGGCCACCGAGGTCAAGGTGGTCGACAGCGCGTCCGCCGTGCTGGACCGCATCCACGACAAGCTCGCGCGGACCAAGGGCAAGAGCATCACCGTCAAGGCCCTGACCGCCGAGGCGGAGAAGAACCTGCTCGCGCTGGGCTACAAGGTCACGCACATGAAGGACGGCAAGGTGAAGATCACCGCGCCGACCCACGGCGCGACCAAGGCCCTGGACGCCCTGGAGGCGAAGGTCAACGCGATGGCCCGGAAGGAGCACACCATCCACATGCAGGTCGCCTACAGCGGCCTGGCCTCCGGGAACGGCGTGGCCGTCAAGGGCGGGCGGATGGCGGACGGCGGCATCGTGGGGCACGCCGCCAACGGCCTCTACATCCCCGGGTACGCCCCCAGGCAGGACACCGAGCTGATCCTCGCCAGCCGGGGTGAGGGCGTGCTGGTGCCGGAGGCGGTGCGCGCCCTGGCGGCGAGCATGGCCACCGGCCCGGCGCAGGCGGTGGCCGCGATCAACCGGTGGGGCCGCAGTGGTGGGGCGCCGATGAGCGCGGCCCGGTACGCCAGCCCCATGCCGGCCGCCCCCGCGGCCATGGGCGGTGGGGTGTTCACCGGCCAGTTGGTCCTCGACAGCGGGGAGCTGATGGGCGTCATCACCGGGACGGTGCGGCCGATGATCAGCGCCTCCGAGCAGCGGCAGGCCCGGTCGGCGCGGGTCGGGAAGGCGGCGATGCGGTGACCATCAGCTACAGCGCTGCGGGGGCGCTCGCCACCGGCGCGGACAGCATCACCCCCGCCTACCCGGCGACGCCCACGGCCGGGCAGCTGCTCGTCCTTGTCGTGGCGTCCACGCACACGGACGACTCGGTGCCGTCCACCCCCTCGGGGTGGGGGTTGGTCGACTCCACGTCGGGCACCCGACGGCTGACCTGGTTCGTGCGGGTGGCCGTAGGGGGCGACGACGCGCCGACGACCTCGATCCCGTCCGGGGATTCGGGCTCAGCGCTCGCCGGCCGCGTCCATGTCCTGGCCCGGTCCGCGGGGACGGGGTGGCGGTGGGCCGCCTCCGCCGGGACGGACGCCACGTCCGGAACCGGGTTCTCCGCTGCGGGCGCCTCCGCCCTGACGTGGGCGCCGGGGGACGTCGTGCTGCTCGGGTACGCGCTCAGCGCCTCCGGGGCGTCCGTGACTGCGGAGGCCGTGGCGGCGACGGGCATCACGTACGGCGCCACGACCGAGCGCTCCGATGACGCGGTAGCGACAGGCGGCACCTTCCGGCTCGCCGTCGCCAGCTGCGCGGTGAGCACCGGCTCGGGGTCGCAGGCCCCGACGGCCACGGCCACCCTCGCCACCGCGGCCACCGGAGTCGCCGGGGCCCTGCGAATCCGCGAGGCCAGTGCTGCCCTGGACGTCACCGAGCAGGCGGCGGTCCCGCCGCGGATGCTGGTGTCCGCTACGGGGCTGGCCGCCGACGACATCGTGTCCGTGACCTTGTCGCGGCAGGTCGGCACCGCGCTGACCGCCGTACGGGCGGCCACCGACGTCGATGTCACCGGCCAGGACGCGCTGCTCAGGGTCGATTCGGAGCAGCCCTTCGGGGTGGCCTACCAGTACGTGGCTTCGCTGACCGACGTCGCCGGCGCCACGTGGAGCATCACCACCGGGCCGTTCACCACGACCTCGAGCACGGACGTCATCTCCGACGCGGTCCGCGGGGTGGGCGCCCCTGTCACGATCAAGTCGTGGCCGACGAAGAGCCGCAGCAGGAACGCGACGGTCTTCAACGTCAACGGGCGCCTGGTCGTGGTCGGGCGGAAGCGGTCCGGGGCGCAGGGCACGATCACCGTGTCCACGGAGACGGCAGAGGACGGCGACGCCCTCCAGGACGTCCTCGCGGGCGCCACGGAGGGGATCATCCTGGTGCGGCACAGCACCACCCACCCCGGCGTAGACGGCTACCTGGCGCTCATCTCCGATGACGAGCGGCCCCTGTGGTTCAGCCCGTACCGGGAGTGGGACCTGACGACCGCTGAGACCGAGGCCTGGCCTGACATCCTGGAGGCGTCCGGCTTCACTCTCCAGGACCTCGCGGACGCGTTCCCCACGACGCTTCAGGACCTGGCCGATGCGTTCACTCCGGGCACTCTCCTGGACATCGCCTTGTACGACTTCGGGAGCTGACGTGCTCGACATGTCCGATGAGGCGCTGGCCGTCCTCTCCCGCGGCTTCACGATGAGCGTGCGCGCCGAGTCCTGGCTTGGCGATCAGCTGCTTGCCGAGGACATCCCCGTGTCCGGTGGGCGCGAGGTCTGGGACCGGTCGCAGGCCGTGCCGGAGACGGTGACCCTGACGGTTCCTCGCCGCGACCGGGGGGCCGACTGGGACCCGCGCTCGCCCGATCACCCGCTGGCCGCGGTCGGTCAGCGGATCCGGGTCGACTACGGGATTGACCTGCGCTCCCACACCGAGTGGGTCAGTCGTGGGTGGTTCCTGGTCACGGACTCGCAGACGGAGGGGGACACGGTCACCGTCCAGGCGGACGGGCTGCTGACGCTCATCGCCGAGGCCGGTTTCGTGGCCCCGTTCCAGCCGTCCGGGACCATGGCGAGCACCGTGCGGGCCCTGGTCGAACCGGCCCTGACGGTGATCTTCGACGGGCTGACGGACCGGCCGGTGCCGCTGGGGATGCAGTGGGACTCCGACCGGCTCGGTGCCCTGAGCGAGGTGCTGAGCGCATGGCCGGCGACCGCGTCCGTGACGGAGGACGGGTACCTGCTCGTCTCCCCGCTCACCGACGAGGGCGACCCGGTCGTGGACATCACGGATGACGGCGACGGGACCGTGGTGGAGTGGCGGGGCTCCAGCACCCGCCAGGGGGCGTACAACGCGGTCGTCGCGCAGGGCGAGACGGCGGACGGCACGCAGATCCAGGGTGTGGCGTACGACGTCGACGGCCGGAGCCCGTATCGGGTCAGTGGCGACTTCTCGCCGCTGCTGGTGCCGTACCGGTTCGAGACGCCGCTGATGACGACGGTCGCCCAGTGCAGGACTGCTGCGGCGACGAAGTTGCTCCAGTTGCGGCGGCAGGCGTACCGCGCCTTGGACGTGTCGATGGTGCCGCACCCGGGCCTGGTCGGCGGCGACATCGGCGCGGTCACCGGCGCCGGCCTCGCCGCGGCGCGGTGCGCGATCGAGCGCCTGGAGCTGCCGTACACGCCGGAGGAGATGACCATGACGCTGAGGGTGCTCGATGGGTGATCTCGGTCTGTCGCGGGTGTCGCTGGCTGGCACCGGGGCCCTGCTGGGGCGCGCTACCACGGCCGCCGCTGACGGGGCGTGCCTGGCCGCGGTGAGCGGCATCTCGGTCACCGCCCGGGTGGTGGCCGGACTGGTGGTGGCGGCCGGGGACACGGTGCTGATCCACCGGGTGGGCGCGACCTATTGGGTGGCGGCGGTGGCGACGGCGGCACCAACGATTCCTCCGGCGCCTCCTGACCCGGAGGACGCGCCCCCAGCTGATACGGGGGACGATGCGCCCCCGCCGAAACCCGTGGTGACGACAGGCAGCCTGGTGTGCCACCCGGTGGCTACGAGTACCTACCGAGACGGCAGCTGGCGTACGGACATCGGGTCCTCCACCAGCGCGGACACCTACCAGGGCAGGTACGCGGGCAGCTCGTTCGGACGCAACAGCGGTTTCGCGTTCTACGGGTCGAAGCCGTCCAGTCTCTCCGGGGCGACCGTCACAAAGGCCACGCTGCGGCTCCGGAGGCTCAGCAGCGGCGACTACGCGGGCAGGGCGCCAACGCTGCGGCTGGTGACGGAGAAGACGCGGCCGTCCGGAAGCCCGACGCTGCACGAGTCGCTGACCGGGCCGAGCTTGACCGTGGGCGGCGAGACGACGTTCACGCTGCCGGATTCCTGGGGCCAGCACCTCGTGGACGGCGACCGCGGCGGCATCGGCATCGTGGGCGCCTCCGACTCCCCTTACATCCGCCTGGCGGGCCGCGACGCCTGGAGCGCCGCTTGGACCCTGACCCTGTATTGGAGGCGAAGCTCGTGAGCCAGCAGACGGGAAAGGGCCTGACCTACCCGGAGAACTCGGATCACACCCGGATGTGGGAGCACCTGCAGGTCCTCGCGGAGGACACGGACGGGCGGCTGCCCGGCGACGTGGACGTGCAGGTGTTCACCTCCAGCGGGACCTGGACCAAACCGGCTGGCGCCCTGTGGGTACAGATCCGCGTGCAGGGCGGTGGCGGCGCGGGTGGCGGGGCGCCGGCGACCAGCACGGGGGAGACCAGCTGCGGCACGGGCGGGCAGGGCGGCGCCTACGCGGAGTCGGCCTTGACCGCGGCTGATGTGGGCGACACGGAGAGCGTGACGGTGGGGGCGGGCGGCACGGGTGTGTCCGGCGGCAACGGGGGCGACGGCAGCACGTCCAGCTTTGGCGCGCTGGTGTCGGCCGGTGGCGGCATCGGCGGCGTGACGAATGCGGCCGGCTCATCGGCTGGCGCGCCGACCGGCGTCGACAATGCGACGCCGACGATGACAGGGCAGGTCCAGGTCCCGGGTACCGGCGGCGGCATGGCCGCCCGCCTCGGCAGCAACGGAGCATTCTCCGGAGCTGGTGGATCCAGCGTCCTCGGCGGTGGCGGTGCGGGCCGCGGGCAGGCCACCTCATCGGACGGTCGGCCCGGGAAACCGTACGGGGGTGGCGGTGGCGGCGCGGTCAACGCGCCCTCCCAGGTGGCGCGGACGGGGGGTGCGGGTGCCGCCGGCGTCGTCATCGTGACCACCCACACGTCGTGACCACGGAGCCGCCGCAGCCGACGGCGCCGCCGTACACGAGCCAGGTACAGGACGCACAGATGACCGAGCAGTGGGACGTGCCGTCCCGGACCTACCGCCGCTGGGAGAACGGGGTCCTGGTGGAAGAGCGCCCGTTCACCGCGGCGGAGAACGCCAGCGCCGACGAGCAGCTGGCCGACGACGCGCGCCGCGCGACCCTCGCCGACCTCCAGGCCCGCGCCCGCGCGGCGATCACCGCGGACGCCGCGTACCTGTCCGCGGTGGTGGCCGGCACCGTCACCACCGCGCAGGCTCTGCAGCAGGTGGCCGCGCTGACCCGGCAGGTGATCGGCCTGATCCGGCTCGTGGTGGCCGGCGACCTGCTGGACTCCGTCGCCGGTGATGACGACCCGCCCGACAACACCCCGTAAGAGGAGGCCACCGTGACGGTCCACGGCATCGACGTCGCCGGCTACCAGAGCAGCGACTACGCCACCAGCGGCCTGGACTTCGTGTTCGTGAAGGCCACCGAGGGCCACAGCTACACCAACCCCAAGCACGCCGCGCAGGTAGCCACCGCCCGCGCCGCCGACCTGTTCGTCGGCCACTACCACTTCGCCCGGTCCGGGTCGATGAGCGCCCAGGCCGACTACTTCCTCGCCCACGCCGGGGCGAAGCCCGGGGATGTGCTGGCGTTCGACTGGGAGGACACCGCGGTGTCCGGCGCGGAGAAGGACACCTGGCTGCGGTACGTGCTGGGGAAGGCGCCCGGGCACCGGCTCGTCCTCTACTCGAACCGCGATTTCTGGCTGCACCGGGACCGGACCAGCTACGCGGGCTCCGGCCTGTGGATAGCCGACCCCTCCGCGCCCAAGGGCCACCCGCGGGTCGAGCACCCCTGGCTCTTCCACCAGTACAGCGAGGCCGGCGGCCTCGACCGCAACCTCGGGAACTTCGCCGACCGCGCCGCCCTCCGGCGATGGGCCGGCCAGATCAGCACGGAGGACATCATGACGATCAGCGCAGCGGACAGGTCCGCGATCGCCGCCGAGGTGTGGTCCCACCTCATCGCCGACCCGGCCCGCCCGGACTCGCACGGCAAGCCCCGCATGATCCCGGCGAGCAGCCTGCTGCGGTCCGAGGACTCCCACTTCGACACGCTCCGCCAGGAGTCCGCCGCGCAGACGGGGGCGCTGACGGCGGCCCTGGCCGCGCTCAGGCAGGACGGCGGCCTGACGGCGGAGCAGATCACCGCGGCGGCGCAGGCCGGCGCGCAGGCCGCGCTCGCCGAGCTCGGC